AACTTGAAGGTGTTACGTATGGTTGTAATGCCATCTATAGAGATTATTTTACTGACTATCTTTTCTGTAAAGATAAAGGTATTTCTAACGAGGTTACTTTTGCTAAATGTTGGCAAGATCGTAGAGTATACTTTCAACATCGTTGGCGTAATGACAGCGAAGTAAGAGAGGCATATAATAGAATATGTTACTGGGACAAAGATTATCCAGATTGTGGCACAGCGGCATTACGAACAGCGACAATAAATGCTTGTAAGTATCTAAACGATGAGTGGAAATATCCAGAAAAGACAGAGGTACATATGATTGGTTTTGATTATGATAGAACGGGTAAACATAATAACATATATAAAGGTAGTAACAATTATCCACTTAAACTAAATCCAAAGACTTTTCCAAGTAAAGAGTTTTTAGAAACATTTAAGTTATACCCACAAATGAATTTTGTACAGTATGGTAACTGGGCAGATGAATTAAACGAATATGAGAATGTGAGATTGGCATGATATTTTGTATAGGTAATGGTGAGAGTAGAAAAGACTTTGATCTACACACATTAAGAGAACACGGTAAGATATATGGTTGTAATGGTCTGTATAGAGACTTTACACCTGACATACTATTAGCAATGGACTATAACATATGCCATGAAATATATCGTAGTGGTTATGCTTTTGAAAATCCAGTATATCTGAAATCATGGGAAAAGAATCCACATACAATGTATGAAAAACTATTCTACCCAGAAACAGTTGCTAAGTTTATAGGACAAGATATTGAAGACATATACGAAATCACAGACGAGTGGTCATGGCAAGGTGAAAAGAAAAGATACTTTGTATGTTGGGCAAACAATAGAGACTTGATGAGAAAGATGCGAGAAGAAAGAAAAGATTGGAATGAAGATGATTTCAAACTATATCTCAGTGAAGACCAAGAAGGGTATCTCATAACCTGGACGAAGAAAAAAGATAAAGTGATGGGTCTAGGTAAATACAAGAATGAAAAAACAAATGCTGGTATATTGATTGCGATGATGGCCGCAGAAAAGGACAAAAGGATATATCTTATTGGTTATGATTACTACTCAAAAGAACAAACTGTGAATAACTTATATAAAGGCACAAAAGGTTATGTTGGCACAAATGCGAAAGCAATCAACCCAATGAACTGGATCAATCACACAAAACGATTATTAAACAGATACGAAGAACATGAATTTATACATGTAGGTGAAGAAATAGAAGATATGAAAGATAGAAAAAATTGGACTACTATATCATACGAAGAACTAAATGGCAGAATTAAAAATAGAAATCTATAATCAAGCATATGTAAAATGTATTACTGACGATCTTGGATTACAACAAGACTTATCAGACTTCTTTACGTTTCAAGTACCCGGTGCTAGTTTCATGCCATCAGTAAGAGCAAGAAGATGGGACGGTAAAATACGATTATATAGTAAAGCAACTGGAAAACTGTATAGAGGTCTCATACCGTATGTAGAGCATTTTTGCGAAAATAACAGACATACAATCATACTGCCGGATGGCTACAATCGCACTGGTGACGTTCCTAGAGACGATTTTTCAAAGTTTGTTGACAAAATTTTGACGAAATCCCTCAAAATAAGAGATTATCAATTAAATGCTTTTGCTCATGCGATTAATCATAGACGATGTATTTTACTATCGCCTACGGCATCTGGTAAGTCTTTGATCATCTATTGTATCATACGAATGATGACAACACTAGGTAAAAAAAGTTTATTAGTTGTACCTACTACATCACTTGTAGAACAAATGTATAAAGACTTTGAAGACTATAGTTGGAAAGCAGAGGACTATGTACAAAGAAAATATTATGGTTATGATATAGATGAAAATAAACCTGTCGTAGTTTCTACTTGGCAATCTTTAGCAACATTTGACAAGAAGTGGTTTGAACGTTTTGATTGTGTCATTGGTGATGAAGCACATCTATACAAGTCTAAAGAGTTACAAAAGATTATGGGTAATCTAGTCAATGCTAACTTTCGTATTGGCACTACAGGTACACTTGATGATAGTAAAGTACACAAACTAGTATTAGAAGGTTTGTTTGGCCCTGTAACACATGTAACAACAACAAAAGACTTGATAGATAAAAAGCAACTAGCAGACTTAAAAATACAATGTATCGTATTAAAGTACCCTAAAGAAGAAGCAATACAAGTAAAGAATTTAAAGTACCAAGAAGAAATGGACTATATAGTTTCACATGAAAAGAGAAATAACTTTATCAAAAATCTTACGAAAGATCAATCTGGTAATACTTTAGTTTTATTTCAGTATGTAGAGAAACATGGTAAAATTTTATATGATCTGATTAGTGATACACTAGATCATCAAGCAAGAAGAATATTTTTTGTTTTTGGTGGTACAGAAACAAAAGATAGAGAAACTATAAGGAGTATTACAGAAAATGAAAATAACGCAATCATTGTGGCAAGTTATGGTACTTTTAGTACTGGTATCAATATTAGGAATCTTCACAATGTTATATTCGCAAGTCCTACCAAATCTAAAATACGAGTTCTACAGTCTCTTGGTCGTGGGTTGCGTCTTGGTGATAATAAGGCTAAAGCAACTCTTTATGACTTGGCTGACGATATCACCTACGGAACAAGAAAAAACTTTACGCTCAATCACTTTATGGAAAGAGTAGGTTTCTATACTGAACAAGAATTTGACTATGAGATACATAACGTAGATTTGATATAAATAATTATATGACAAAAGAAACAACAGTAAAAGTACCACAAGCAAGATTATTAAAGTTAGTATCTGGTGAACAGATTATCGCTGGAATATATGTTACTGAAGGTAGTGACTTTTTAAGATTAAATGATCCATACAAAGTTGATTTATTTGATGGTGAATCAGATGGTGATAGTTACTATGTTGAAGAAAAGATGGCACTAAGACCTTGGGTGTTTCAATCTACAGACAAAATCTATAGCATACATAAAAATAATATAATGACGTTGGCCGTACCCAACGAGACATTAAAAGATTATTATAATAATATCAGATTAAATTACACCAAGAACCTTGAACCTATATTAAAAGAGAAAGCAAAGAGAGATAGTATGAATAAAGTTCTAAATAGTATGTCTGATGAAGATTACTTTGAAACTTTAGAGTATCTTAAAGGTAACAAAACTAAACACTAAGTAGATACTTCTGACAACCGGGACATGCCCATTATACACCAAGTCAACAGGTTTGTCAACCATTATTTTACAAAAAAAGAAAAAAAATTAAATTACTAGATTTAGTATATCAAGGTTGACTTTTATACTATTTTATGATATAATATGAAATATGAATGTAGCATTAACTAAAAAGAAAAAAGAACATTATGTTGATAACAAAAAGTTCTTAGAAGAAATGAAAAAGTACCACAAGAAGGTACAATCAGCAAGAAAGAGAAATCGTAAAGATCCACCAATTACAAACTATATTGGTGAGTGTTTTCTAAAGATTGCTAATCATTTGTCTTATAGACCAAACTTTATAAACTATACATACAAAGAGGATATGATATCTGACGGTATAGAGAATTGTCTACAGTATGTGGCAAACTTTGACCCAGAGAAATCAAATAATCCTTTTGCCTACTTCACCCAAATAATCTATTACGCTTTTATTCGTAGAATACAGAAAGAGAAAAAACAAACTACAATAAAACAAAAGTTAATAATGAAGGGTGGACTAGATGAGATCGTTAGACAAGAAAGTGATAATACAGATTATCAAAATCAATATTCTGAGTTTCTAAAAAAGAATATGATATACGAAGAAGAACCAACACCAAAAGAAGATAAACCAGCAAAACGAAAAAAGAAAGAACCTAAGAAATTAGAATACTTTATGGCATGAAAATAATATTATTGGCAGATACACATCTAGGTGCGAGAAACGATAACCCACATTATAGTAGATACTTTTACAAGTTCTATGATGAAGTATTTTTTCCTTACTTAGAACAAAACAATATTAAAGATATTATACATCTTGGTGATGTTTTAGATAGACGTAAGTTTGTTAATTTTAAAACACTATCAGACTTTAATAATAAATTTGTAAAACGTTTAGAACCATACAATGTAGATATTATTGTAGGTAACCACGATACTTATTATAAGAATACAAATGAGATAAACGCACCAACAGAATTATTAAGTGAGAATCCTGTATTTAAAATATATGATAAACCAGA